AGAACGGGAATACATTCGTTGGCCAAATCGTGCGGCATCTGTCCAAGCCCAAATCAACAAGATACTGAAAGTAACCAGAGGAAATGGCGACTAATCCATACTTCAGAAAAACAGTTCGTTCGGAACAAACCTTAATTGATGATCTCTCGATAGAAGTCATCAAGATTCATGGTTATGACATGATATACCTTCCGAGAACTCTCGTAAGAGAGGATGAACTTTTTGGTGAAGATCGTTCTCCGTCAAGATTTAGTTCTGGCACTGAGATTGAAATGCTTGTAGAATCCGTCGATGGATTTGAGGGGGATGGTGAAATTTTTGCCAGATTCGGTCTTGAAATCAAACACAACATTATTCTTCTAGTCTCGAAAACGAGATTCGAACAAGAACTTGCTTGTCATAATTTGACAGAGCCAAGAGAAGGTGACTTGTTGTATTTTCCCATATCAAACGGATTCTTTGAAATCGACTTTGTGGAAAGACACAGCCCATTTTTCCAACTAAGCAAGATCAACACTTTTAAACTTACTTGCTCTGCATTCCGTTATACTGGAGAGAACTTCAATACTGGATGGTCAAAATTGGATGGACTTACCTCCGATCACAGAACCAAACTACAAAAACTAACACTTGGAACAGGCGTTGGTAATTATATTGAAGGTGAAATTGTGGTTCAGGGGGATGGATCGACCATTTCTGCCTTGGTTCAAGAATGGAATTCTTCTAGTAAAATTCTTGAAGTAAGCGGAGTAACCGGAACATTTCAGTTCTCTGGATATCCAGTTTTTGGTGTTTCTTCTGGCGCAGAATATTTGCTTGGCAACACGGCTGAACAAACGAACACAGAAATTGTTCCCGGTTTTAACAATGACAATCTTGGGTTTGAGCGGGAAAATCTCATCGACTTTACTGACACTGATCCATTCTCACAAGGAGATCTCTGATGTTTGAGACTTTCTACAACGAAACAATAAGAAACACTGTGATCGCTTTTGGATCACTGTTCAATGAAATCTATGTGGTGAGAAAGGATTCGTCAGGAAGCGAAACAGGAAGACTAAAGGTTCCTGTGACATATGCTCCCAAAGAAAAATTCAAGCGGATGTTGGACGAGTATTCCAGATTAGTAGGAACCGAAAACGAAAGAGAAATTGGGTCCATCCTTCCTAGAATTGGCTTTAACATAGAAGCCATGAACTATGATCAGGAAAGAAAAAGAAACACACTTTCTCGAAGATACTCTGCCAATCCAGATTCAGGAAAAATAAGTTACGAATATGCAGAAGTCCCTTATAATATAGACTTTTTTGTGACTGTTGCCACCAGAAGCATGGAAGATGGGCTTCAAATCATAGAACAAATAATGGCATATTTTACACCAGAATTTACTGTTACTGTAAACTTTAATTCGAACAGAAGCAAAATAGATGTGCCTATCACTCTATCGGCAGTCACATCTGAAATAGACTTTGAGGGAGATTTGTCCACACAAAGATCTATCATTTTCAATCTTGCATTTACCGCAAGAACTTACATCTATGGTCCAACCAAGAGCAGTAAGATCATCAAGACAGTTGACACAAGATGGATTAATAGTAATTTTGATCTCTTTGGAGAGCCAACAGGAACAACCGGAACATTGGCAAGACAATTCTCAAGTGTCACTGGTCCATCTGGTATTTACTCTACTGAAGATAATTTTCTTGTGCAAGATATTTTAGGTTCTACTACAGAAAGAGAAAAGAGTTTGTTTGAATACCCAGACACACTTAATAGTGATGGAACAACAATATGAGCAAAAACTTAGAAGATAATTTAAACATAGATTCTGTGCCTGCTGAACCTATTCGTCCAGCCCCAAGAGAGATAGTCGTAAGTGACGAAACAGACGACAGAAGAAAAGAACTCGACAAGAGAAAAGACTATGCAGAGGTTCGAAGTAATCTTAAGGACATCATAAGCACAGGAATGTCTGCAATAGATGGAATACTTCAGGTTGCAAGTGAGGGTGAATCCCCTAGAGCATATGAAGTAGTCTCACAACTCATCAAGAGTGTCACAGAGGCTAACAAGGATCTCATTGGACTTCACCAGCAGATGAAGGAGATCAACAGAGACACCGGAGATTCCTCTCAGAGAGCATCTTCGATCACAAACAACTCCATCTTCGTTGGATCAACCAAAGAACTACAGAGATTAGTAAAAGATAATTTCAAGCAGTTAAGAGATCAATCAAATGTCAGTGAATGATAAGACTTATCTTGGTAATATAAACATAAAACCTGCCGGTGTTCAAGAAGATTTTACCGAAGAACAGGTGCAAGAGTATTTGAAGTGTTCGCAAGATCCTCTTTACTTCATCAAGAACTACGTCCAAATTATTTCACTGGATGAGGGTCTTGTTCCTTTCAAGACTTGGCAATATCAAGACAATATGATCAACACGATTCACAACAATCGGTTTGTGATCGCCAAGTTGCCGCGACAGTCAGGTAAGTCAACGACGGTTGTTTCTTATCTACTTCACTTCATTCTGTTCAATCCAGATGTGTCCGTTGCTATTCTTGCCAACAAGCAGGCAACAGCAAAGGATCTTCTCGGTAGACTCAAACTAGCATATGAGCATCTTCCAAAATGGCTTCAACAAGGCATTGTTGAATGGAACAAGGGAAACATCACTTTAGAAAACAACTCAAAGGTTTTGGCTTCCTCTACCTCAACAAGTGCTGTTCGTGGTGGCTCATTCAACATGATCTTCTTGGACGAATTTGCTTATGTTCCAGAAAACGTAGCCGATGACTTTTTCTCCTCTGTGTATCCAACCATCTCCTCTGGTAAAGAAACCAAGGTTCTCATTATCAGCACTCCAAAGGGACTAAATATGTTCTATAAACTCTGGAGAGATGCAGAGGAAGGAAACAACTCTTATGTTCCTATTGAAGTTCATTGGTCGGAAGTTCCGGGTAGAGACGACAAGTGGAAGAAGGAAACAATTGCAAACACTTCACAATCACAGTTTCGTGCTGAGTTTGATTGTGAATTCATTGGATCACAAAACACACTAATAGATCCCAATAAACTAAAGTGTCTGGCATACAGAAAACCAATAAAACAGAAAGATGATGGTCTTTCCATATACGAAGAACCTCAACCGAATCACACCTATTTCATGGCTGTGGATGTGTCTCGCGGTAAAGAAATCGACTACCATGCATTTACCGTAATAGACGTAACAGACACACCATACAGAATATGCGCTGTCTATAGAAACAACCAATTGTCTCCTATGCTTTTACCCACAGTTGTCAATGCCATAGGAAAAACATACAACAATGCATGGTGCTTGGTTGAAATAAATGACATTGGCGGTCAGGTTGCAGACATGCTTTACAATGAATTCGAGTATGAAAACATTCTTGTGACTTCAGTTCGAGGTAGAAAGGGTCAGACACTGGATGCCGGATTTGGTAATTTTCAGACTCAACTTGGCGTTAGAACTAGTCCTGCCGTCAAAAAATTGGGATGTGCGATTCTAAAGGATATGATAGAAAGCGATAAGATACTCATCGAAGACTATAACTGCATCGAAGAACTTACCGCCTTTGTGGTAAAAAGAAATTCATATGAGGCAGAAACAGGATATCACGATGATTTGGTGATGACACTGGTTCTTTTTGCTTGGTCCTCGACATTTGATTACTTCAAAGATCTCACTGACCTAGATATTAGGTCAAAACTTTATGATGAAAAAATGAAACAAATGGAGGAAGATCTAATTCCTTTTGGGTTTATCAGTGATGGTGCTGATGAAGAAACCTTTGTAGACAACGAAGGAAACAGATGGTCCACTATAAACGATATGAATGATCCCACAATGGGTTGGTGAAAAGTGATATTTACTAGATATTAGAAGCATTGCTAGAAGGAGAATAACACATGGCATTCCAACTCAGTCCCGGTGTTGAAGTAAACGAAATTGATCTAACAACGATTATTCCTGCCGTATCTACCACCAGAGCAGGTTTTGCTGGATTTTTCAACTGGGGTCCAATCGGCACCAGAGTCCAAGTTACTAGTATTAATGATCTAGTGAGAGTATTTGGACTACCAGATAACACAAACTACACATATTGGTTCACCGCAGCAAACTATCTTGGCTATTCAAACAACCTACAGATTGTTAGAGTTGTGAGCGACGAGTCAAGAAATGCATCGACAAGCGTAACTGCTGCTGCTGGTAGTGATCAAGAACTAATCAAGGACGAGGATGATTTCCAAGAGTCAACCCTAACTGATGCCTTCTATGCAAAGTATCCCGGAACTCTTGGTAACTCAATTTCTGTCTCTGTTTCTGATAGAACTCACGTTCGTTTAGATCCCATTTTTGCAAGTCCCGGAGATTCAAGAGGATTCTCTGATTCTCCAACAACAACATCTGCCACTACCTTCTTCCATGAAGAAACTAGCACTGCTGTCGCTGGTAGCGATTTACTTCAATTCAAGAGAGGAACACCACAAGTCATCACTGGATACACTGCAAGTCCTTCTCTTGCAACACTAAAGGTTCCTGCAACTACAGCAATTGGACTAACTGCTGCTGCACAATCCTTCAATGCAAGTGGAACTGGTGCAGACGACTTGCTGTCTGCTGGTGACTACATCAAAGTTGAGCAGGGTGGAGTAGCAGGGTATGCATATGTTACTGGTATAACCCATGGCACAGCAGAAGGTTCCACAATCGGAATCGGTGCAAGTGGATTTGGTTTTGCTGCTGGAACCACTGCTACCTCTGAACTTACAATTACTATTCTTGGCAAGATCACCACAGGAAACACCTTTGTCAATGCTGATGGTATAACAAATGCAAGAATGCTCTGGAAGTATCACAACGAGTTTGATGTTGAACTACCAGAAACCAGTGCATTTGTCGAAAATCATGGAAACAGTTTTGACTTGGTTCACACCATCGTTATCGACGAAGATGGTGATTGGAGTGGAACCAAGGGAACTGTTCTAGAAAGATTTGGTTCTCTATCCAAGGCAACTAATGCAAAGGCACTTGATGGCTCCAGTATCTACTGGAAGGATTACATCAATGACAATTCCAAATATATTTGGACTGCTGCCAGACCAACAAACCTAACCGCAGGAGAGTTGTGGAACACAACATCATATTCTTCTGGTGGTTCTACTTTTGCCCTACTTTCCACCAACTTCTATGGATCACTAACAGGTGGTTCAGCCGGAATTCCAACAGGAAATGACTTCTACACCGATGGATATGAATATTTTGCTGATCCAGAAACAGTTGATATTTCATTGATTCTTGGTGGTCCAGCAGAGGGTATTCAAGCCAAGCAACTCATTGACATGGTAACTGCTAGAAAGGATGCAGTTGTATTCCTTTCTCCTCCAAAGAATGCAGTGATCAACACAGGAGACACCTCCAAGTCTGCCGCAGTTGCTACCGCAAACGTAGTTGCCTATAGAGATGGAACTAATGGCAATGATGCTGGTGGTGATGAAAATTATACCAGTACCAACGTAAATGTTTCGTCTTCTTATGCAGTTCTAGACTCTGGTTGGAAGTATATGTATGACCGATTCAACGATGTCTTCCGCTTTGTTCCAATGAACGGTGATATCGCTGGTATTGCAGTTCGCTCTGACAACGAAACCGAGACATGGTTCTCGCCTGCCGGTTTCAATAGAGGACAACTTCGTGGAGTCGTCAAACTTGCATATAATCCACTTCGGGCACAAAGAGATGATCTTTATTCCGCAGGAGTAAACCCAGTTGTTTCCTTCCCCGGTGAAGGCACCATTCTCTTTGGTGATAAGACAATGCAGAGCAAACCAAGTGCATTCGACAGAATCAATGTTCGTAGATTGTTCATTGTTCTAGAGAAGGCAATTGCTACTGCTGCCAAGTTCTCACTCTTTGAGCAGAACGATGCATTTACTAGATCACAGTTTAGACAACTCATTGAGCCATTCCTTCGCGATGTTCAGTCTAGACGAGGCATCATTGACTTCAAGGTTGTATGCGATGAAACCAACAACACTGGTGAAGTAATCGACAGAAATGAGTTTGTTGCTGATATCTTTATCAAACCAACTCGTTCCATCAACTTCATCACTCTCAACTTCATTGCAACAAGAACTGGTGTTTCGTTTGATGAAATTGGCGGTGCTTCTTAATAAACCGATATAGATACTAAAGGAGATAAACACACATGAACATCGAACGATTCAAATCAGCACTTTCATCTGGTGGTGTTCGTCCTTCGTTTTTCCGAGTTCAGGGAGCGATTGGAAAAACAACACTACCAGACAAGACCGGCTTTCTAATCAAGTCTGCATCTCTTCCAGCCTCAGAGTTGGGAGAAATTTCTGTTGACTACAGAGGAAGAAACATCAAACTTCCCGGAAAAAGATCATATGGTGATTGGCAAGTCACTGTTCTTTCTGATGGTGAGTTTGAATTGAGAAATGCATTTGAAAGATGGTCCAACGACCTCAATGATGCAGTTGAAAACACCGCAGACCAAGAGCATAACCTAAACAATGTCTTGTTTCCAAACTGGTCAATAGATCAACTTGATAGAAAAGGCAATCCAATCAAGACATATACAATGTTCCATTGTTGGCCAAAATCAATCGCTGCAATAGATACGTCTTATGATAATGAAGGATTGGCAGAATTTGCAGTAACACTAACTTATTCTTACTGGTTAACCAATGATGGCTCTGGTAGCAATCGTGTTCCACTTGGTGATGCTGCTTTCCCCAGTGAATAATAACAGCAAAGGTATGTGAGACTATGCCAATTGATATATTTGGTTTTACTATTGGAAAAAAAGAACAACCATCACCTAATGTAGATCCCAAAGACGCAAAAGGAGTAAAGGAAATCAAATCCTTTGTTCCTCCACTACTTGATGATGCGAATTACATAGATGCTGGTGGTTATTTTGGTGCCTATCTTGACTTTGATGGGACATACAAAACTGAAATAGATTTCATAAGCAAGTATAGAGAGATGTCACTTCATCCAGAAGTTGAAAGTGCTGTTGATGATATTTGCAATGATGCCTTAGTTTTTGATGAGAATAGAAATGCAGTCAGTCTAGTTCTAGATGAAATCAAAGATCTATCAGATCCCATCAAAAAGAAATTGCACGAAGAATTTGATAATGTTTTGAGACTGATGCAGTTCTCAAGAAGAGGGTTTGAAATCTTCAGAAAGTGGTTCGTTGACGGCAGAGGTTACTACCACATCATCATTGATAAGAATAACCCCAAGAAAGGTATCATTGAACTTCGTCCAATAGATCCCATCTGCATGAAGAAAATGGCAGAAGTGGAAAAGAAAACTGATGAAAAATCTGGCGTCAAGTATATCAAGAGAGTAAAGGAATACTTTCTCTATACAGAAAATGTTGGTGATGCAACCAGCGTCAAATTAAGTCCAGATGCAATTTGCTATTACAACTCTGGTCTTTTTGATCCCCTGAGTAATAGAACGATCAGTTATCTTCACAAGGCAATCAAACCACTAAATCAACTTAGAATGCTTGAAGATGCTGTTGTAATCTACAGAATTTCTCGCGCGCCTGAGAGAAGAATCTTCTATGTTGATGTTGGATCTCTTCCAAAGAACAAGGCTGAAGCATATGTTCGAGATCTGATGAATCGTTATAGAAACAAGTTGACATATGATGCAACCACCGGAGAGGTTCGTGATGACAAGAAGTTCATGTCCATGTTGGAAGACTTTTGGCTTCCTCGTCGAGAGGGTGGTAAGGGAACAGAAATCCAAACCTTGGATGGTGGTCAAAATCTAGGCGAAATGGAAGATGTCGAATACTTTCAGAAGAAACTCTACAAGGCACTTAACATTCCAACTTCTAGAATGGAAGCAGAAAACGGATTCAACATGGGAAGATCATCTGAGATCACCCGCGACGAACTTAAATTCTATAAATACATTGATAGACTGAGACAAAGATTCAGTAAAGTCTTCTTGAATTTGATGAAAACACAGTGCATTTTGAAGGGAATACTGAAAGAAGAAGAGTGGTTCAAAATCGAACAATACATCAGGTTTGATTTTCAGACTGATTCCTACTTCACTGAATTGAAAGAGTATGAAATTCTTTCTGAGAGAATGAACATTCTAAGGGACGTTCAGGATCATATTGGTGACTACTATTCCAGAGAATGGGTCCGAAAGAACATTCTAAGACAAACCGACAAGGAAATCGAACAAGAAGACGAGAAGATAGTCAGAGAAAGAGAACTTGGTGTAATCAAGGATACTTCTGGAGGATTCTAATGCAAAAACTACTAGAACTAGCAGAGAATGGTGATATTGAGGGATTCAAAAAAGAGTTTCATTCTGTTATTTCTGGTATTATGTCTTCTAAGATCAAGGAAAGAACCGAAACAATATCAGAAGAAGGCGCGGAAGTTCCTGATCCTTCTGCTGTTGCTGGAACACTAGAAGACCCAATCATTGATCCAAACTTTGACAAAGAAGTATTCTATAAAAGATACTCAGTTGGCGACAAAGAAGTTATTATCAAGAGAGTAGGATCTGGTCCAAATGCTCCAGCCATTTCTTATATTGATGGTATTCGATATGAGGTATTTGTAACACCACAACAAGCAGAAAAAGAATCTGAGCGAGCCATAAAAGACGGCTCGTTTGAAAAGTTACAAAATGAGAAAGAGAAGAAGGCAACAGAGGCTGCTGCCAGTGCCGAAGGAGATGACGCAAAACCAACACCTCCCCCTGCACCACCTGAAACAGAAAAAGAAGAAGACGATGAAGAAGAGGTAAAAGAAGCGACACTAAATCTTCTTGCTTCTATCGTGAAAGAAAGAGAAGAAAAATCCTTGGTTTTTGAGTCTGGAGAAGAAAAAAACATAAGTATAAAAGAAGCAGCAGAAATTTTAGAAATGGTAAAAGACCTAAATAATGTGAACCAAACTCGCTTTATTGCACAAATGAGAAGTGGGTTGACCCAGTATAAAGATATGATGGAGTTTCTTCTAGATCGAATAAGAAAGGGAGTAATCTGATGAATTCAGTTGATATTATAAAAGCAATCGAAGCAGGAAATCTTAGCGGTGCAAAAAAGAGCATCAATGATTTATTGATGTCAAAAATTGAGCCAGCACTCGCAGAAAAAACTGCACTCACAGCAGAGGCTCTTCTTGGTCTAGATGAAGAAGGTCTACAAGAGGAAGACACAAAATATCAAAAGTTTTTCAAAAAGGCTTTGGATAAGTTCGGAGTTTCCAGCCCAGCCGACTTTAAGAGCGAAGAAGAAAAGAAAAAGTTCTTTGACTATGTGGATAAAAACTACAAGTCTGATACAGAAACAAAAACAGGCAAAGAAGACCCTGATGCTGAAGACGAAAAGAAAGTCGCTGAAGGCAACGAATTCTCCAAAGCACTTCGAACTGCTCGCAAGGAAGGAAAGAAAACTTTCGTTGTTAGCGGTAAGGAGTATACAGTCGAAGAGTTCGACGAAGAGTTCGACGAAGATGTCGATATAGACATCGCTAAAGAAAACGAAAAGGTTGCTCAGAGTAGGGCTAAAATTGCCCAACTCAGAAAGAAGAAGCAAGCAGACAGAGGCATGTAATAGGAAACAAAAATGCTACTAATCACCGAAGTAAACGACAACATCAACTTGATCACCGAAGGTTCTGAAAAGGACAAGCAATATCATATTGAAGGTGTCTTTATGGAGGCTGAGAAAAAGAATCGCAATGGTCGAAGATACCCCAAAGACAT